TTAAGTGGGCTTGTCCTTACCCAAATATCTTAAACTTAGGTCTGTCCGTTTGGATAGCTGCTAACTTACCTGTTTGCATAACGTCAGTAAGTTGCTTGTTTATTTGGTTTAGTAGTTGTAGTGCGATAACTAATTTGTTATGTGTCTTCTCATCACCTAGTGGACTGTTCGCCATACTAGCAATAAGACTTTCTCTTACCTTATCCATAGCTTCTTTGTAGATAGGGTTATCTAATATCTGTGTTGCTTGTTCACCACGTTTAACTTCTTCTAGTGACTTATCCGCCATATATCATTCCTGATTGTGCTTTGATTTGTGCGATAGCTAAATCTGTCTCTGCTCTTAATTGTGCCTTAAAGCGTTCTAGTTCTGCTTGAGATGCTATCTTCTCACGTTCAATTATAACATCATTCTGTGAACGTACTTGCTCTTGTTGTAGTTGTGCTTGAGCTTTTTGTTGTTCAATCTGTAACTGACCTTGAATCATAATCTCTGCTTCAGAAGGTTTATCTTGCTGACCTTCTTGTTCAGGTGTATTAGCTGGATTAACCCAGAACTCTTCAGGGTTCTTAAAGCCTGCATTCTGTGTAAGTTTAGCTAATGCGTTATATATCTTATCTGGTGATGTAAGACCTATTTGGATAGCTTCTTTTTGCATATTCAAGATAGATGTTAAGTGAACTAACTGTTGGTCTTTATTACCAGCACCTAAGCCTACAGAGATAGATAAGTCTTTACGAGCTTTCCATTCTCTAGGGTCTACTTCTACCCATTTGTTACGTAAACGAATAATGTCTGGTTTAGTAAGTGTTGTTCTTACCAAGTAATGCACAAGTTTAAATAACTCTTTAACGCCTGTTTCAGCAAATGTTCTAGCTACTAACTCAATACGTTGTTGAGACGCATTCATAATCTGTGCTACACCGGTAGCTGTCTTGTTAAGACTGTTAGAGTCTAAGCCTTGGTTATATGCTGTGATACCTGTTCTCTTCTCTTTCATAGAGTCCATGTATTCAACCATACCGAATGATGATGCTGGTAGTGGTGGATGTGATAAAGGCATAATACCTGAACCTGGGTCACCTTCTACACGAACAATACCACCTGGTCTTGACGTTAGCATATCGTCTAGGTTTACTCTATCTGAGATAGCATAACGACCATTGTTAGCTAGATACATGTTATCTAACTGACCACGAATAAGCGTAGACTTAATGAGCTGAATGTCCATAGTCAAGTCAGCATAAGAACGACCAATATGTCTATGTGGCATTATCATAGGTGTGATACATGCGAAAGGTACATACTCACATTTCTCTTTATAAAGAACTGTGTTACCTAATACGACTACTCTATATCTTTCACCATCTAACTTAATGTATGTGTCTTTAACGAGTGCTTCTTGTGACTCAATAGCTCTATCATATTCTTCATCATAAATATCACGAGCATTAGACTCTTCTTCAAAAGTGTCTCGTAGGTCTGACATAATAGACTTAATATAATCTAGTGGCTTGTCAAACGTCTCAGCAATGTCAGCTAACTGCATCACTTCTCTATGTTGAACAAACTTAGCATCTTGTAAGTTAGGACCATTAACTTCTACAGAAATCATCATGTTTTCTGGAGCTACGTTCTCAATAACAATCTCTGTTTCTTTTTCTGTAACCTTAAGCTTAACGTCATGTAACATAGGTTGCATAACTGTAGCTGGGTCTACACCATTCATGGCTGCTTGTTGATAAACAACATCCATGTTGACACTTGGGTCAGGGTAACCAGTATGCTCTAATACTTCTGTATTATCATCTGAAGCCAACATCTGTAGTTGTGCGTCAGATAGACCTTTATACTCGTATTCTTCTTCTTCCTCTTCTTCTTCGGCATATACTTTTACATAACCGTTCTTAGAGAGTAGTGCGTCTTTAAACCAGACATAGAATACTTTAAACCCTTCGTTCTTTTCCATAACGATATGATTAATGTAATCTGTTTCTTGGTCTGCTGCGTCTTGGTCTTCAGGACCTTTAGGGTCAAACTGAACAACTTTGTCACCAGCTACAAAGACTTTTAAAAGCTGAGGGAGAGCTGACTCAATAGTATCTTGAACGTCATACGATACAACTTGTGAACGACCTTCTTCTTCGTTACCGAATGGTTGTCCTAGGTAGTAGTCAATCGCTTCTGCTCTATCATTAGACAATGCACTATCATTTACACCATAGGCTATATTCTCTTGCGCCTCTATCTGTGCAATTATTTCCATGTCTTCTATATTCATCAAACAATTCCTCTATTTGTATATTGTATTTTCTCTTTGCTCCATGACTCGTTCTTCATAGACTCAATAGAGGTACATAAATATCTGAACGCATCTGCTCCATGGCTGTATTCGTCATGTAGTGGCGCACCAGGTTCGTTAGTTGCAGAGTTTATACTTCTGCGATAATTCTTTAAACATTCAACAAGTCTTTGTGCTGACTTATCAAAGTATATACGGTGGAAGTTCATACGTGCTAACTTAATACCAGACTCTATGTCTGCTTTAGGCACGATACGTATATCCCATCCTAACTTCTTCATAATCTCTTCTGCTGATATACCATGCTTAAAGTCTTTAGACTGTCCGTCATGTGGTAAGAACATTGTACCCCAGTTATAGGATAAGTTCTTAAGTTGTGCAGAATAACTATCTAATGTTCTGTGGTCATCTTCTATGTAACCAATGATGCGTAAGTCTGATATACCTTTTTGGCATAGGATAACTGACATGCTGTCGTTCCATCCTAAGTCCATGACTACATGAACCTTCATCATAGGGTCATAAGGTACAGTTGTTATACGGTTACCTTCTTGTGCTTCACGTATCTCGTTAGAGTATATAGCACCATCTACAGCAGCTTTACAATCACCTTCCCATATGTTTGCATAGTCAGGGTTAGTCTTTTCGCTGTGTAGACGTTCTATCTCTAATACTTCAGGAAACCAAGGATTGTCAGTATAGTTTACTTTAACAACCTTAGCGTTCTCTGGTGGATTAACCACAAATCTAGTATATGTATCGTCTGTATCTATGTTAGGGTTAAATGATACCCATATCTCTGAATTAGGTTTACGTATCGTAGGTATAAGAATATCCCATGACTTCTTACTAACTGTCTGTGCTTCTTCTACCCATACTATGTCACAGCCCTCAAAAGACTTTATAGACTCAACAGTATTAGTAGCCAACCCAGTAAAGCTAAATGTACTACCGTTAATACCTCGTATTTCTGACTCAAGAACTTCATAAAAAGCTCCTAGACCTAATGATTGTATCTGGTCATTAAGTAATGTATGTACTGACTGCTTGATAGACTTTTGTATTTCACGAGCACATAAGACACGTGTTGGCTCATTGGCTGCCTTTATAAGCAATGCCCTTGCCATAGACCATGACTTACCTGAACCTCTACCACCGTATGCTACTTTATAACGGTGTGGCTCAAATAAGAAGTCTAGCTTATTCGGAAATGTTGCTATCGTCTGGCTTGACAAAGTTAATCCCAATGCTTATAGGTAAATTAGAACCATCTACGCCAGTCAACTCTGTAGTTGCTACTGACTTACCGTCTATTCTATCACCTAGTTCTTTGATAGCTGATACATCACCTGAAGCTGCTTTATCTATTAAAGCCTCTGCTATCATACGTAAGCGTTCTGCATCTGATTGAATAACAGCACGTCTCAGAGTATCTGCCCATAACCTATTGTTTTTACTAGAATATGTGTTGCCTTTGTTTACTTCGGCTGCTTTCTCTCTAGCTAATGCTAATTGTTCTTCTTTGTCCATTGTTTTGCAACTCCTAATAGGTTGGTTGCCCTCTATGTTTATCGGCTTAATAAGCCTTTGTAATACATTTGTTCCATTAATCTTGGGTCTATATAGTTTTGTTGCATAGTCTTACCTGGGTTGATAAGATTTTGCATGTATGGTGACATTTGTGCAGGTTGTTGCATACTAGGCATAGACTGCTGCATCATTTGTGGTGTCATTCTCATAGGCTCTGGCATTTGCCCTACTTGTGGACTTAGTAAACCTTGTTGAGCCATTTGGCGAGCCATTAGTTCTTGCTCAGTTGGTTGACCACCTGTCATAGCATTTACTAAATAATCTAAGAAGTTCATAGTTCGCTTTCCCTGTTCTTTCCTTTTAAAGGATATATCATTCTTTGGTATGTTTCCCACCATTCTTGACTATAGTCTGTATTCTGATAGTCTTTAAAGCATGGTGTGCCTAATGTGTGATGCACTAACTTAGCATCCTCGTTGTATTCGTATTCTGTTTCTAGCCAGTTCCATGTCTCGTCTAGCTTACCTACTTGTTCTTCTGGATACTTTAGCCATTCAAACCTGTGTAGGTATTGTCCTGTCTTTTCTTGCACAAACTTAGGCGTTAACTGTTTGTTTAACCAATGTCCACAGTTCCATAATATAACGCTTGACCAGTTCTTTTTAGGATAGTCCTCGTTCTTTGCACCTAGATACTTAACTGGATGCTTTGTTGTGTAGTTATGCTTTACGACTTTAACTGCTTCGTCATTATCAAAGTTAGCTAATATCTCTGCTATATCTGTTCTGCATATCATATCGCCATCCACAAAGAGTGCGACACCTTTAAAGTTATTTAGATATGGCACTAGAAAGCGTGAGTAGATAAATGCGTTACTACCGTCTTTATGTGTTTCTTCGTAGTCTTTTAAAGTATTTAGTGCTAATGGTGTAAAACTTACCGGTATAGATGACTTCTCTATAACTGACTGGCAAAAGTTATGATAAGCAACTGGTTCTACCTTTAAATCCATGCCTACGTATATATCTAGTTTTACCACTTTACCTTATTGGACCAATACGCCGCACTCATCTTCCCTTTAGCAATATTCTTAGCGTGTCTTGCTTTAAATGACTTTGCTCTATCTGTATTTGTTTTGTCACCACTTACGCCTTTTTGACCAAAGCGTATAAGTTTTTCTTGGTCACCATCTTTAGCTAATACTGCATGTGACTTAGTAGGATGACTAGGTGTTCTTTTAGGTTTATTATAACCTGAGAATGTTTCCTTACCCTTCTTAATCATTTCTTTTTCTTAGCTGTCTTTGCTGATTGTTTAAATGCCATAGCAGTAGGTGCGCCCTTTGTTCCTACCTTACGCATCTTCTCACCTGAACCTGCTTTTATTCTAGCACGTTTAGCAGCGATATTACTATAGAGACCTGGTTTACTTGCCACGTTTAGCTGCCTTTTTCATAGGCTTAGCTGCCATAGCTTTACCTGTTTTCTTTGCGTATTCTTTAGCTTCTTTCTTACCTTTTTCTGTGTAAGCAAATTTTTTCATTCCGACCATTGGCATAATTATTTACCTTTCTTTTTAGACATACCACTTGATGATAAGGCTATCGCGACAGCCTGCTTAGGATTTGACACTTTTTTTGATGATTTACCTACGTTTAAAGTTCCTGCACCAAACTCTTTAAACACTTTCTTCATCTTTGCTTCTTTGCCCTTCTTTGTCTTTGGTACTGATTTCATCATCTTTCCTTAACTTAATAAATCTATGGTCATATCTGCACGTATTACATAGGCTATACTCGGTGAAGTCAAAAGGTTCACCGCATTGTTCGCAAATAGATAGTTTCATAAAAAGAAAAAGCCCAACCAAGGAGAGAGTATGGTCAGGCTTTTGTAAAATCACGTTTCTTTGGGACAGGAGTTATCCAAGAAGTAGTATTATACACGATACCGCGTTTCTGTTCAACAACATTATGCGTTTATCCTAGCAGTTGCTATATCTAAGTACTCTTGAGATATTTCTATACCTATAAAATCTCTATTTAATTGTTTTGCAACAACTCCAGTAGTGCCTGTTCCCATAAATGGGTCTAATATTACATTATGCTCATTAGAAAATGCTAACATTAATTGACTTACTAAATTCTCAGGGAAAACTGCTCCATGACTACCATGAATTTTTTTACCTCTTTTAACCCTTAGAATATTATTCATTTCACCACGTTTAAATTTAGCGTTTGTAATGTGCCTTCCTGCAATACTATCATTTTCCATTATTAAAATAAATTCGTAGCAACTATTAAGAATATTAGAGTGCATTGCTGGTTGACCTGTATTTTTATCCCAAATAATAATATCTTTTATTTGCTTATGAAAATCACCAATCATTTTAAAAAACGCTTCTTTACTTCCTGTTACTATTTGAAAATTGTAACAAACTATTTTAGATACTCTTAGTAGTTCATTTAATACTTTAAAATGAAATTCATAAAATTCATTAATTGGTAAGGCATCATCAAAATGCTCATATTTTTTACTAAAATGTTCTGACTTTTCTCTTGTGGTATATTTACCATTTCTTACTCTAGTTCTCATATTGTAAGGAGGGCTTGTAATAGTTAAATCTATATGATTATCAGGTAATGTTTTCATTACCTCTAAACAATCACCATGTATTAGATTAAGCATTTATTCTACGACTCGCAATAGTTAAAAGATTATCGTATGCCATGTCTAATTGCCAATAAAAGGCTAATGGTGGTTTAGCACCTAAGTATTTAGCATAGATAGCTTCTTGTTGTCCTTGTTCTAAGCTATGCACGATAGCGTGAATAGTTCTAACATTAGACATATCTTGGGCAGAACACATCTCTTCAAACGCTTCTGAAGTAGACTCACCACCGGATGACATGCCTATGCTTTTAGATGGATAACCTAGTTTGTGATTATCCGACTTCATCCATAAAGCCCAATCCTCTAGGATGGACAATAAGCGTTCCATACTAATCATTAACTGTTTTTTTCCTTTAATAATTTTTCTATAGCTTTAGCAAATTCTGTTACACCAAATATATCTACATCAATTCCTTCTTCATCATCATCATAAACTTCATAAGTTATATATTTACTTTCTAACTTATATATTTCATCATCTGTTAATTTTTTCCATTTTGTGCTAATCATATTGTGTTAGCGTATAAGCTACGCTTTGCCCAAATGTTTCTTGTGTAGTTCTTTGTTGAAGGTTATGTTTAGCATCATCTGCGTTGTGACTGATAACACCTTTTATTTGGTCTTCTGTAAAATTTGCTGTGTGTCCAAATATACCTTGTAGTGGATGTGGCTGTGGAATGTAATAGTGCATGAGTCTATTATCTTTATCTTTGAATGCGTGTATATGACCTTCCATCTTCATGGTGACAAGCAAGTTTTTAATAGTATTGTAATTTCCATCTACATGTGCTGCTATATCTTTTATAGCTTTAGGCTCTGTAAGATAAGCTAGTATTTTATCTCTAGCACTCATGATACATCCTTAACTTTACAATGCCACTTTTTCTTATCGTCTTGATGCCAACCATGTACATGAATAGCCCATCCTGCTTCACGAACTGGACCTACGTTTTCATGGTCACCTATCTTCTTTACTCTAGCTGACATATTTGTTGCAGTAGTTGTTTGCACAGCTAATGTTTCTTTTCCTTTTAAAGCTAATATATCTATAAAACCAAACAGGTCTTGTCTTGTCTTGCTCCAATTATTCCAATGCTCTGTTATCCAACAAGTGTATCCTTCTTCTCGTAATTTTTTAAGACTTAACTGCGTTGGGCTAGTTGCCATTAAAACATCCTTGTCTGTGCTGTAGCTTGATTAACTCTATCGCAAGCCGATTTATAATAATCTTGGTCTAATTCACATCCCACTAAATCAAAACCTAAATTATTACAAGCAACAGCAATAGAACCTGAACCTAAATGTGTATCTAATATTTTTTGACCTTTTTCAGCATAATTGGTTAATAGCCATTCATATAATTTTACAGGCTTTTGTGTTGGATGTATTCTATCAAGTTGATTTGGATTTAACTTATTTAACCTTACAACCTTATCAAAACTTGTCCAAGCCATTTCAGCTTCAGCAAAATCCCTTCCGTACATTGACTCTCCTTTATCCCAAATTAACCAACATCTTGTTGGCGGTAATGCAAAATAATTACCTCCCCAAATAATTTGATTTTTACTTACCCTTTTTAACTCATCAAAATATTCTTTGTTTGGAACTGCTAAGTCCCAAGTTTTTGTTTTATCAGGTCTTATTGTTTGCCTTGAGCCCATATTCATTTTTGTTACATCAATTCCATAAGGCGGGTCTACAATAGCCAAATCAAATGCTTTATCAGGCAAAGTAACCATATAAGCCATGCAATCTATATTGTGTAATTCTGCTTGTCCTATTTTAATCATCTTTAATATTGTCAAATTGCTCACTGTTAGGTTTCCATATTCCGTCTATAAATCTTTTCTCTACATTACCGGTGGACTTATTAAGTTCGTATTCATAAGTGTGCGGTGAAACGTCAGGACTATTCTTTTCTTTTTTGAATATCTTGTCCCAATTGTCTTGTGCTTCTTGTTCAGAAATTAACAATGGTCTTCTTCCAGAACCTTTACCCATTACTTTACCTCCAAATGTCCGTTAGTAAATAACCAGCCTATAGTTTTACGGTGTGCTTCTTCCCATGCTGCTATTCTATCATGCTTATCTAACATCTTATCATTATCTATCATGTGGTGGCATTGGTGACATAAGAAAGCTATACGGTAATCATGCCCCTTGATACCTGTTCCTTTGCCATCACGTAATTGATTAGAGTGTGCAGATACAACTGTTCCGTCTTGAATAGAACACATCATACATGGTGCTCCATCTGCTAACTTTAAAAGTTTAGGGTTTCTGTAGTTCATACTAATAAAAAATCCATTTTATCAAATCTATACACATTAACCTTTCGTTTGCTTGTTTGTTTCCAAGTATTCTTGTGAGATATTCCTTGTCTATCTGCAATATGAACCCAACCCATTGCTTTCCAAAAAACATTACTTTCTAAATCATCTGCACAACCGCATTGCCATCTAAAAGTAAACTTTGTTTCACCATAACTAATAACATGGTCAAGCAATAATTTACCTCTTAATAATTTTCTTGCGTCTGTTTGAATACATATTTGAGCTATACGACCTATTCTCATATTTGCATGCGGCAATCCAAAACTACACAAACAAAACCCTACTAAATCTTTATTACATTCTATTATAAACAATTTATCGTTACAAACATTACTCCATCTATCACCAGTTTTAATGCCTGTTATTGCTGCTTCATAAGCCATTTTAGGAATAAACCCTAATGAGCTACTTTCTTTTTTACTTAAACTAATAACATAAGGCAGGTCTTCTAATGTTGCTAATCTTACACTACCTAAATCTTCATCCACTAATAATCCCAACCCCAACCCATAGTCTGACCCCATACCTCTATCTGTTGTTGGTATTCTGTCATTTCACTTGTGGTTAGTTTAGTTGTTGACTTTATAAGTTCTACTGGCATACCTGCAATTTCTGTTTGGTATCTCAGAAATTTAAAGCCACAAAGTTCATGAATACGGTCTTTCTCAATACCTAAATGATTACTTAAACTTGTATATAATTCCCATAACCTTTCGTTCTGTTCAAGACTACGGTTAAGTTTAGCGTCTGTTACTGTTACACGCCAGCGTTTAGTAAAATCAAGATTTTTTAGTTTCTCTATAAGCTGGGGTAAGTTGTCTTTGGTTAGTGCCCACTTTATCATCTCTCCATCCTTTCGTTTTAAATACTTGTCCGTCTTTAGAAGTTGCTTTGTATTGAATGTCATCTCCAAATACTTTTTTGCATTGCTTTATAAATTCATTTATTGTCATCTTGGTGGACTCTCGTTATATCGTAAACCTTTTTGGTCAAACCAAAAGTTAAATGAACCTTCCCATTGTGCATTACGCTGCTTCTGAACAAAGACCTTTGCATCTGGAATAATCTTTAACTCATCATCTGAAGTCTTGCCTTCTTCTATTAACTTCTCTTTGTATCTGTTACGCCATACACAAATAATATTATCACATAAGTTACGAATATGCGAACTTCCCATAATGTTTGTAGCATCAGGTATCTCTGACTCGTCTTTAAGTTTTCTAGTATGTGCTACTAAAAAAATACTTACTTGTAAATCACGTGCTATAACCGCTAAACTGTTTGTCAATCTTTTCTGTCCATCTAAAGACTCTTCAGTTACGTCATCCAATTTCATAAGACTGTCAATAATAAATACATCAACTCCTAACACATGCTTTCCATAATGCAGAGTTGCTATCATATCTTCTGACTTAGTGCTGCCTGTTTGGTCGTATATATATAACTTGTCTTTAGCTCTATCACAAAACTTACGTATGTAATCATCTGTTGGTTCTGGTGAACCTAATGCCTGTGTAATCATTCTAGCTAATGTAAGAACAGGTCTCATTTCTAAAGAAGCTATTAGGCATTTAGTATTCTGTTTCATCATAGCTAATACAACTTGTGATAACCACATAGACTTACCATGACCTGATACACCAGTAAGAATTGTTAGTTCCGAAGACCTAATCCTGAATTTATCTTCCGTCTTAATCCAGCCCAACGATTTGCCACTATGAACTTCCTCACTAAAATACTTGACCAAGTCATCAGCAAATATATCCGTACCTTTAACTTTAAACTCTGCATGACCATACCCCTCGTTATAAAATTCTTGAACTGTTGATTGGCTAACTGTTAGTTTATCTATGACTTCGCCTATGTTCATATTAAACGCCATGCAAATGTAATTATGATATAAGCTATTTTAGCAACTAATCCTATAGCAAATAAAAATAAAACCCATGTAATAGTTTTTCCTATGAATGTTCCAATAGCTTCATTAGTTTCTTTTTTCATATTCCACCTCTAGTTTAATTTTGCCTATGTATTTATATTCTATTGGCACTTCTTTTACTCTATCGCCTAAATGAAATAAGACTTCACCTTTGTGGTTTTGCCATACATAAAAATATTGTTCTTTCATATTCCACCTTCCCAAACTTTTTTCTGTGCAGTAATTTCCATGTCAAATCTCTCCTGGCTTAAATACGTTGATGGCATTGGTATATACATTCCCTTATCTTTTTTCCATTGGTCAGTAGTGCTAATTATAAGCAAATGCTTAACAATGTCATCAATTTTTTCATCTAGTCTTTTTCTTGTCCATATTTTATAAGCATAAACTTTACCAGTCTTTCTCGGATTTGGAGGAAAGGTATCCCAAAACTTTTCAAACTCAACGCTATAGATATGTTTCTTTCTCTCTCTCTCTGCCTCTGTCTCTGTCTCTAGGCTACGACTAACGCAGTTTTTTTCTGTGCTTTGCGTAGCAAACTCTTCTTTTGATAATGCTCTTTTGCTTCTATTGCATGACCTACATAGTAATTGAAGGTTATTTGCCTCAGAAGAACCGCCTTTAGAAACAGGAACAATGTGGTCAAACTCTAATTTCTTATCAGAACCACAAGATTGGCATTTATGATTATCTCTTACTAATACTTCTGTTTTAGTTTCATTTTTAATATATCTACTAGCAAATCCATTGGTTTCCCTAATACGTTCATTCATAGACATTTCTTCAGAACCTTTTAATTCATACTTACCTTCTTCAACAAACTTGAACTTAATTAGCTCTTTCATAACTATATCTAATTCTTTTTGATTGAGTCTTAATCTAAATCCAATTTCAAAATCATCTGGCAAGTTACCAAATGACTCAGACCCTAAAAGCCATAAATTTATAAGGCTTTTACTAGCTATTGGACTTAACATAAACCAATCCATGTTATCTAATAAATCCCTATATAATTTAATCCATGGCGGTTTTCTGTCGTGAAAGTTCTGAAATTTACGAAAATTAACAATCCTATATTTCATATGCCCTACTTTCTGTTTGATATAATTTCTTTAATTTGATAAGCTCTTAATTCTGGTATTTGTTCCTCGTCAGCCCAATATTGAACTGCCTGGGTAGAAACACCCAAAGCCTCTGCCAACTCCCTACGAGAATTGTTAAAGTGTGATAAAGCCTCTTCTAAAGTCATAAAAATTCCTTTTTAATTGAAAGTATCGATATTATAATGCTATTAATTACCCTTGTCAATCTAATTTGTTAAAAATAATTAAAAAAAAGACTTGACAAGTTGTTTTTATTATGTTATGATGTATTTATAAGATAAATTATCTTATGTGCAATAACAATTCTTTAACAAAACGGAGAGTAACATGAAAAGTAAAAAACATGAAATTAATTTTTCAGAAAGAGAGTTGACTTATTTGGCTCAATTAACTGGCTCAATGATAAATTCTCAATTGAAGCAACCAGTTCCTTGCAGTGAATTTGGAACTCAAGAAGCAGTTGATGTATACTATAAATTTTCTGACTGGGTTCATTACTTGACAGAAGAAAAAAGAAGAGTAGCATAATAACAAAGGGGAGGAAACTCCCCTCTTTTTAGGAGAGAGACATGAAAATTTCAACAATGATAGTATTAGCAGTACTATTCTGGGTTTATGTAGCCTTTTGCCTTTGGGCTATGGGTAAGTTTGCAGGTGCAATATGAATAAATACTTATGGCTATTCCTTTTTGTATTTTGGGGGTATATAATATGGCGAATGGTTTAGAACATATAGCAGATATTCTTAAACGATTGAATGACGAACTTAAATTAGATAACGATAAATGGGAGAGAGAAAATGTCACAACAACAACACTACGACCAGGTAATGATGCAACAACATCAACAAGAGGAGAGAGCAAAGATGAACTATAACGAACTACGTAAGATTAACGTATCAGACCATATTGAAAAAAAGAATGGTCTATCATACTTATCATGGGCTTGGGCGGTCGACACCTTGCTACAGCAAGACCCAACTGCAACATGGTCTTATGGTGAACCTAAACAGTTTGGTGAAACACTTATGGTATTCTGCACAGTCCATGCGTTTGGTAAATCTATGACAGCTCAATTACCTGTGCTTAACTTTAGAAACCAAGCTATCCCTAACCCTGACGCTATGGCAGTTAATACAGCTATGCAACGTTGTTTAGCTAAAGCTATTGCGTTACATGGCATTGGTTTATACATCTATAGCGGTGAGGATATTCCAGAGTCAGAACAACCAGCTTTAAAGGCAGTATCTAGCAAGGACTTTCTATGATTGAACAACGCACAGAAGAGTGGTTTCAGCAAAGATTAGGCAAGGTGACAGCATCCAGAATATCGGATGTTATCGCCAAGACTAAAACAGGCGTATCTACATCTCGTCAAAACTACCTTGTTCAACTTGTATCAGAACGTCTTACAGGCAAGAAAGGCGATAGTTTTGTTAATCAAGCTATGTTGGATGGTATTGAAAGAGAAAGTGCTGCTAGGGAGCTTTATATGCGAACTAGAGGGGTATCTGTAACTGAGGTCGGTTTCTTTGACCATCCTGTTATCAAGAATAGTGGTGCTAGTCCAGACGGAGCTGTAAATGCAGAAGAAGAAGGTAAGTATGCAGGTCTTATAGAGATTAAATGCCCTATAGAAACTACCCATACTAATACGCTTATGAGTAAGTCAGTTCCTAGTAAATACATACCACAAATGCAATGGCAATTAGCTTGCACCGGTGCTAAGTGGGTAGACTTTGTAAGTTACAATCCTAACTTCCCTGAAGAACTACAGTTATTTGTAGCTAGGGTTGACAGAGATGATACTTACATAGGAGAATTAGAAGCAGAAGTGATTAAGTTTTTAGACGAAGTAGAACAAACAATTATTAAACTAAAGGAGTAGTATATGGCTGAGTATGACAAAACAAACACGTTTACGTTAAACAAGAACGACAAGGGGGATAATCCTAAACGACCAGATTATAGAGGAAAGTTAAATGTAGATGGTATTGAATTTACTTTATCAGGTTGGGTTAAAGAAGGTCCTAATGGTAAATTTATTGCTGGTGCTGTAGCAATGGTAGCAACGGATGAAAGACTTAAACCTGTTGCTGAAGGTGCAGATGATTCGTCAGATGTTCCATTCTAATGTAGATAATAACATCAAAGTATGATATAATATCGTTTTTTATAGGGGCATAATATGAACAAATATGAAAAATGGTATTTTAATATTATTAATAACGCAAAGGGTAGGGTAAACAATGGCTATACTGAAACACACCATATCCTACCTAAGTGTTTGGGTGGTAGTGATAGTATAGATAATTTAGTAGTTTTGACAGCAAGAGAACATTTTTTGTGCCATATATTATTAACAAAGTTTATAACTGGAGATAATTTATATAAGGTTGTTGGGTCTGCTATGGCTATGTTAGCAAGAACATCAAAACAATATAGATACCATAATCACATGTTATTAATAAATGTTAAAAAATTACAAGCAGAAATTATGTCTAAAAGAATGTTAGGTGCAACTCCTTGGAATAAAGGTATTGCACATAGTGATGAAACAAGACAAAAAATATCATTAGCAAAAAAAGGTAAACCTTCTAGTAAAAAAGGAACCAAAGGCAAACCATGGTCTGATGAAACAAAAGCAAAAATGAAAGAAGTTAGAAGTGGAAAATATTTTTGGTGGAATAATGGTCAAATTAATAAAAGAGATGCTATTTGTCCAGGTGATGAATGGCAAAAAGGCAGACTAATGTCCGCCTCTTTGTATAATGCTTTTTGTAAAAAAATTAACGATTCATTACATAAGCAGTGATTTCCATTCCTAATCTAATTTCTGTAGCTGCTGGAGTTGTCCACATGGTATTTATCCTTAATTAATATATTATGCTTAATTGCACAATATAATAGAATTATACGCTTATGTGGGGTTGCTAGACACTAGATAATCATTAGAAAGGTATCATGGATATACATGTTTCAGAAGCAGATGTTCACTGTATTAGCTTAGCGATTTTTACAGAAGCAAATACACAACCACTTGAAGCCAAATTGGGCGTGCTTTTCACTATAATAAATAGAGTTAGGTCTGGTAAATTTGGTAAAGATGCGTGTGAGGTAACTTTTTCCAAAGGTCAATTTATAGGCATACAAGATATGATGAAAGTTAATGAAAAGAATATAGATAAAGCAGCATTATTAAAGACTAAACTTTTAGTAGTAGACACATTGTTTTTTAAGAAGTATGCTAACCCTGTTGGAAATACTACATATTATTTTCATGATGATAGTATAAACATGCAACATATTTGGAAAAAAAAGAAAGTAGTTAAACTAGGCAGAATGGAGTTTTACTAATGGCTAAAAAAGAACCTGTAGCATGGCTTTATGAAGAGTTTGATGTTAGGTCTGGTGATTTAAAGAAGTCTTATTTATGGTCATTTCATCCTAACCAGCTCTCATATTTAAACGACTTAAAGAATACAACGCATCATATTAAGATAACACCATTAGTTGCTGGTGAACCTGTAGAAGAATATAAAGGATTATCTAAGTATGATAGTAAACGATTAGTAGAAGCTAACAATGGACTCTAAACCACTTACCCAAGAAGAAATAATTAAGATATATAAACAAGCATTTGGTAAAGGTGACCAACTTGTCACACTTGAAAAGATATTTAAGTTTGCTAGACTGATTGAAGAAATACATGGAGTTAAAGATGCAGTTTAAAGTAACTGATGAACAGTTAATAGAAATAGTAAATAAATATATGGAAGAACATCCTACAGTAGGAAGAAACCATGTTATATTACACGCATTTGGCAATGCTGCTAGAATTAGAAATTTAGATAAACAAGGGTTAATTACATTACCAAAACCAATGCCAACAGGAAGTAATAGCAATTGGGCTAGATATTTTAACATTGATAGAGCTGAAGTAAATGCTTCTAAAACAGGAATGAAATATAATGTACACAAAACTAGATGAGCAAAGACAAGCTAATTTTATTAAGTCATATATGAATAGCCATCCTAATTGCACATTAAAAGATATTATTCAGAACTGTGTGACAAATAGATATAGATTAATTAACCTTGAAAGACAAGGATATATTACTTTGCCTAAACCAACTCCATACGGTGAACGTAATGGATTATCTAAAAGGAATGAAACATGGAAATTTTGGAAAAAGTAATTGATTGGATAGTGTGGATTTTAATTGTTGGTGGTATGGGTTGGTTTGCTTATGGTTGTTATGAACTTATTGATTTATTTTTTATGAGGAGATGATATGCAGATAGAAGAAATTTTAAATGAAAGAGAAGAGCAATACGGTAACTTTTTAAATAGGTCTAAAATATCACAAGACTTTAAAACTCTTATCCATAATGGTGAGTCTTATCGTTTGTTAAAAGCAGACCAAAAAGAAGCATTAGAAATGATTGCAACTAAAGTGGGTAGGATTGTAAATGGTGACCCTGATTATCTTGACTCATGGCTAGACATTCAAGGTTATTGTCAATTAATTATTGATAGAGTTCGTAAGGATAAGATTGCATTAGATAATGCTGTGGATATGTATGTAGTAGAAGGTGTACCTAAAGAAACAGCAATTCAACTACAAAGGTCAGATGATGAGTAAAACATATTGGGTATTTATTGTGGTATTAGCTGCATTAGCTATTTGGGGAACTGAAAAGGCTATGGGTCAAACTACGACTATACTTGCACCTGATGGGTCTGTAACAGTCTGTCAGGTAGGTAGTAATGGTGTGATTATCTGCGTCTAGTCATCCATTGGTGTTAGTTCGCCATAGAGAGCTAGCTCTTCGCCTGAGATTTCCACAACACTATCATTATCTAATGTAATGATTATAGTGCTATCTCCATGCAATGCTTCACAGGATACGATAGTTCTACCTAACATGTGATTACAGATAATCTCTACTTCTGAACGTTGCATAATTGTCCTATATATTTACTAAAGAGTCTTTGGCAATTTTTTCTGATTTAACAGACCTTGCCCACGACCCACAATTTTGACATTGATAGCGTTGATAAATAGCAGTCCTACTTCTTTGTGTACCACGAGATTGTAATTTGCGTGAAGCACAATTAGGACAACAAACGTCAGCAGAATATGCGTTATGATTTGGATGTTGTTTAATCCAACCCTTGAATTTATCGTAGACTTTCTCAAGTAATATAACATCATTCTTATTATATTCTTCCATTGTTTTCCATGCCTTACGGTCATCATTCATACACTTGACCCATAAAGCATGTCCTTCATGTTCTGTCTTACTACCTAATCCTAAAGCCTGTGCTACATAATCTAGTTTGTTAGAAACAAATCTAAACTGTCTACGAGCTACTTGTAATAAATCTATCTGTTTGGAAGGTGCTGGAGGTGGCATACCAGAGAGTAAAAACTCTTTGTGTAATATGGGTATGTCAAACCTAGAACCGTTGTAATGGACTATGGCATCAGCTTCGTCAAGAAGTTTATGCACAGAGTCTAACATCTTTTGTTTGCCAGATTTTTGGATAGAGTCAAACATAATTTTAGATTCACCATACCACTTGGCTGCATAGCACAAGGTATAAGATGATTCTAGTAATTGGTTTATAGAGATGTTCTGGTCAAAGATACCCCAGACATGAGCTGTATTTGGCGCTACTTCTATATCAATAAGTAATATTTTCATAGTAGTCTCTAAAGTTGAGATACTTTATTATATACTAGATAAATAATTAACATGAGTAATACATATTTAAAATGGTCTATAGCACAAAGAATATCGCAAATAAGATAATCTAGCATATCTTGATAGTGGCTGTTTTAGCTTTCTTTAGTTTGTCAAAGAACTTGTTATAGGCTATTTTAGAGTTACCTATAAAGTCTTTACCTGCCCATGTTGTGCCAAGTAATATACATCCATCTGTATCTGCTGAAGTATTGCCTGAGTGGATACGAACACCTGTAAAGTTAGGAACGTTTAGTATGTGTGGCATGTCCTGTTTAAAGCGTACAGATTTGTCTATAATGAGTTTATATTCACCTGTAGGGACAGCAGTTTTACCTAAGACTTTAGTGCCATTTCTGACTACATCTTCTAATGTATAACATTCATATACACCGTCTACATACATCTTGCCTATAGTATGTGTATCTTTAAATTCAAACCTTTTAACTTCAATCAACATAAGAGTTAATGTACTTTAAAAAAATAGTAAGATAATCCATAACTGCCATAAATACTAAAGCAATACCCATGACTACAAATAGTAGTCCCACTACGATAAGTTTAAGTATAGATAAACCGATAAAGTTAAGTATGTTTAAAAATATCATTTTCTAAGTGTCAGATACATTCTCTCGCCAATTACAAAAGACATACAAGCACCTGTCATATCAAGAAATACAGCCACTACACCAGCACCTACAATATCTGGATTAAATACTACTATAGCGGTAAATATCATAATTGAACTAATGATGACATATCTAAATGATGCACGAAGGTCTACAATCCATTTGGAAGGTTCACCATTAACACCATCTAATTGTGCTAAAGCCTGTAGTTTTGCAGCTTCAGCTTCCATGAGCCTTACTCGTTCTTCTACGTTTTGTGGTTGACCACCAGCACCACCTGTAAACTTAGCAATGATTCCACGAACACCATCACTAAATGCAGGTACTAAAGCTGGTAATATTAAAGATGCAATTGAACTAAACATTATAACTCCTTAGGGTCAAAGCCATACATCTTGGCTACACGCTTTTGTAGTTTTAAGAATAAACCTTTATGACTAGCATACTGTTCTGTTTTAGGTGAGTCTATATATACGCACATGTGGATAATCTCATGGCATAGAGTCATTAAGACAGGATAGAGATGAGAATGACGTGCAGTAGATATAGTAATAACATGAGGCTCACCTTGCTCTGGTGGTTCGTATTGTCCACATATAGTATCGTCATGCACTATTACGAAATCCACTCGTGAAGCTGGAGGGAGTTTAAACTCATCAAATATTGGCATGTCTATCAGAGCTGAATATAGGTTTGCTATATTGTTCTCTGTAATAAATGTCATTTTGTAAAGTGAGTCAACAAAAATACGATAACAAAACCTGCTGTACCTAAAAGTATTTGTTCTAGGCGTTTGAGTCTTGCGTTTATTTGTTCGTAACGTAACGCACAAACTTCTTCATGCGTACTTAAACGTGATTCTACGTCTGACTTTACCATTACTGTTCCTCTGTAGGTTGAGTTAAAAGACCACCAGCTCGTGCAGCTTGGGGTTTATTTAAAAGACCCTGAATTCTACTTGTACCTTTATTAAGATTATAAAGACCCCTAGCAAGCAATGATTTAAACACAGCACTTTTATCAGCCATAAATCCTGCTGCTGCCATTGGGTTTTCAGATAACCAAGTTAAACCACCTGGGTTTTTATTAAGTTCCATTAATGCTCTACGTTCTACTACATCTAACGTATCAATTAACTGAGCTTCTTTTTTGTTAAGCCCAAGCACTTCAGGAACTGCCTCCCCTACTTTTTCTTTTAATCCACGTGCTAATGCCTTTTGAGCTTCTATTTCTGTAGAACCCATTTGACCATATTTTTTAGCTAAAGCAGAATATGTACCTTGTTTAAGTTGTTGAGCTAATTGCACAGGAATTGCTTGACCTGGTGTTTTAATAACAGGTTTATTAAAGTTCATAAATTCTTGCTTAACTTTATCTATAGCTACAATATCGTCAGCAGGGTTTACTTGTTTAAGTTTTTTAGCCTCTAATTCATCTAAGTATTTAAGAATGTCAGTTTTTTTAACTGTTCCTGTTGATGCTTCAATTTTATTAGCAACTTGAGTGTTTAAGTCTTTAATCTTAGATTGTATTTTTTGTACACCAGCTTGAGTAGGATTAATACCTTCTTCTAGCATAGTTTTAACTGCTGTAGATGCTTGACCTGTTTCTAATTGTTTAAGAGTAGGCTTTAAAGCACTTTGCATTAGCTTTTCAGGTATTGTTTGACTTACTGTTTTAGCAATATTAGGGAACATTTCTGCACCTACTTTACCTAAAGTTCCTGCACTTAATCCTAAATAAGGGTCTTGTAAAAACTTTGGCATTTGCTCATATCCAGCTTTAAATCTTTCTGCTGCTGGAAAGTTACCTGTTTTAATTCTTTCAAATGTTGTTTGCTCTGCTTGTGGTTGTGCTACTGGTGCAGGTTGATTAGCAAATTGAGATTGTGCATAAGATAATACATCTTGTTCACTAGCACCTTCTGGTGCTGTTATCTCAAACACTTCTCCACTAGGTGAAGTAATTTCAAATACTGCCATTATTAACTCCCTGTTTTTTTCTTAATAGACCAACCTTGTTGTGCTGGCATAGTCATTGAAGGTTGTGGTTGAGCTTCTTTAGGTGCTGCACGACCAGCTTTTTGATATGCTGCATCAAGTAGACCTTCTAAACGCTTAGCTTTATCTGCAACTGTTTTAGGTTTATCGCCTAATTGTGGGAAGTAGGATTGACGATATGATTCTAATTGTTCTCTTGTATACGCAGCACCTGTTCCTAATGTTAGTGCTGAATCAAGAATATCATATTGTGCAGCTTCTACTTGTTGCCTTGACTCTGGATTAGCTAAGTTTTTAAGATAATCAGAACGAGTAAAGAATTTAATAGCTTCAGCTTTTACATTTGGACTAGCAGCAGATGGTTTTTCACCTGTTACTGTTTTTAATTGGTTAAGTGAGTTATTAAGTCTTGTTGATAAGAAACCTGCTGTTCTTTCACCTTCTGTTAATTTTTCACCTGCTTTTTCAGGTAATTTAATATCTGTAACAATATTACCTTGTAAGTCTTTAATAGGTAATCCTGGTCGTTTAGGTAAGAAAACATATTTACCAGTTAATTGGTCTAACTGTGGTTCTGTATAATCTTGTGTTGCTTTAGTTTTTTCTGCACCTTTTATCATTGATGAAAGTTTTGTTCTTTGCTCTTTAGTCAATTCAGCAGGGTTAGCAGTTCCAAATTCAAGTAATGATATATTTTTGTATGCGTCAGTAAATGATTCTGGTTTTTCAACAGGAGCTGCTCTTCTTAATAAACTTCGGTCTGGTTTACCTTGTGCTATTGAATCTTGATATGCTTTAAGTGATTCTGGAGTGACATCTAATGGATTTATATTAGAAAACTCATTATCTCTACCTGCTGACAATCTTTGTCTATAAAGATTAGTTAAGCCAGCACCATATACATCTTGTGCTGCACCCATACCACCTAATCCTGCTTTAGCTAAATAAGGAACAATACTTCCATAGTTTCCTGTTTGAGGTGTCGCAAAATATGTTAAAGCAGTACCTAATAACCCAGCTTTAGTGGCTTGGTTTCTTAAACTTTTTTGTTGTTCATCTGTTAATATTCCTGTTTGAGCAAAATCAGGAGTCATAAATATATTAGGTAGGTTATCAAAAAGCCCACCGTATTCATTTGTGTCAAATAATGCCATAATATTATCCTTGATAACCGCCAAAATTAATGTTTCTACCAGCTAGTGGTTGAGGTGTAGTTCTAAGCCCTGTTACTCTTCCTGCTACTGATTCTCTACCTGGAAGAATAGGTATTTGACTTAATGGACTAGGTTGCATTTGTGGAGCTTGTGAACCCATGATTTGATTAGATAATACATTAGCACCTACCCTAGATAAAAATGGATTTTCTGCTGCAAAGTTTTCAAATGGAGCAGTAACGCTATTTACAGCATTACCAATTTTATCAAATGCGTTTAATGGAATAGCACCTGCATTTGTCAATGCACCTGTAACTGGATTAACACTTTGTAATAAGCTAGAACCCATTTCACCTGTAGTACCTATAATGCCTGCTGATGGTGTTGCTGATTTAAACATACCTGATGCAAAGCCACCTGGTTTAAATGCACCAAACGCACCACCACCAAGACCACCTAATGCAGCACCTCTTAATGGGTCACCACCTGTTAATAAAGAAGTACCTAAGCCTATGCCTATACCTGTTGTAATTGGGTCACTCATTTTGCACCTTTCATTTTGCCTGTTGCATAGCAAATAGGCTCTAAAATGTTACGATAAATACGACCTAAAATATCACGCTTACCATTACGCATTTCTCTATATACATCTGCTGTACGGTGTCTAGCAATATGTTCTAATGTTTTACGAACTACTTTGTTTAAGAAGCCATCTTTTTTAGCAAACTCTACTAATGGTAAGAATATTGTGTGATATCCTTTTTCAATAACTTTTGCGTTAGGCATTCTTTGTGATTGTAATAGCCATACACGATTACGGAATGGTGCAGTACCATAAAACTCATTCATCATGCTGCATACAATCTTACCTTTTTTAACAGTAGATGTACTTGAACCTGTAGTTGTCATAGGAACAGGTGCGCCATATACTGAACCAAGATAAGCAGATAGTTTTTCGTATGGTTTTTGTTGCTCAAAGTTATATCTTTCAATATCAGATTCTAATGCTGCTTGTTTATATTGCTCACCTAATTGACCAGCTTGTAATAGTTGGTTAATGTCAGCATATTCTGATTGAGCTAATTGTGGAGCTGCTAAAGCTGATTGTTGTTGTAAGCCACGTTCTGTAGCATAGTTTTGATATGCTGCTTGACCTGCTTGGTTAGCTAGTGCATTAGCTAAGTTTTTACCCGCTAAACTTTCTAGTTGCACTTGTGCTCCTGAACCATAACGACCTGCACCTGCTAAATTACTTCTAGCACCACTAATAGCTTGTTCATAAGCTGTTGTAGCTGCTTCTTGACCTGGTTTTAATGCTGCTGCAAGATAAGGATTAGCACCTAAATATGAACCACCTATTGTACCTGTTTGTTGTGCAATAGCTCCACTTGTTAGAGGACTTCCTGCCATAGCACGTTTAGTAGCTAAATCTATAGCAGATGTTGTTTGCATTGATGGGTCAACGTATGTTTGACCAGGAAAGTATGTTGGTGATGAACCTTGATAAAGGTTCTTAGCTTCACCTAAACCGTAGGTTACATATTCTTTTAGCCAAGGTGCAATATCTTGCGTTTGAGTTTGTGCTTGAGAGCCACCACCACCTTTGCCCTTGCCACCACCATAAAATGTAAATGATTCAACTAGATTCTCTAGCCAATTGTGTAAACCAATCATACTGCCTCCAAAGGTAATTCATAAAATATAAACTTAATTTTGTATCCGTCATTCTTAAAAACTTTACCCCAACCTTTACGACCATAAGACTCTATTGTTTTACAATTAGATTCCTTTGCAAATCGTCTTAATGTGTTTAACATTAAATCTTTCCATTTAGGTAATTCTTTTCCTGCTGTAAAGTGCATCATTAAAGTAGTCATTTGCGGATACTCTATAATTTCTGTTACTACAAAGCCATAAATCTCATTGTCTTTATAAGCTATCCAAAGATTCTGCTTCTCATTAGTTCTCATCTCATCCTGTATATCTTTAGCACTATATCTGCCATAAGTATATTGGCTTGCTAGTTCTAAATAATCTTCTATAGCAGGAAAAAATAAGTCATAGTCTTTAGGTATCACCAATGAGATAATCATAGCTTATAGACCCATTGTGAAGGTTTAAAGCCTAGTTTGGGAGCTATTTTGTCCCATCCTCTTCTTGGTGAAATAAAGGTAATTTCTGATAAACCTTGTTGCCTTGCTAATTCTTTTGTAGCTTCTAAACCATCTTTAAGAACGTCATTATTAGTGTTGTATGCTGCCCAAACATGTAGTTTATCTTCTAATGTTTGAGTAATGATATATCCGGTAAAGTATTTATCTTCTATAGTTAAGTAAAGTTGAGCTCTACCTTCTTTTAAGTCACAATAAGCATCTTCTACAATCCATGTAGAACGACTAGCCATGTCTGCTAAACTTGGTTTTATTTGACTCCAAACTTGTTTTAACTCATTTGGATGTATGTATTTAAACTGCATTAAGCTACTATTATATAACGATATACCTTATTCGTGCCTGTATTTGCAGGGTGCGATATAGTAGCTTCACCTTTTGACTGTGCGCTAATATAAGGTTCTGTAAATAAGTTAGTCGTAAATGAATTAGCACTTAAATACTGAATAGTAACAATAGCACTTGGTGTTGCAGGTCTAGTAGGGCTAGTTTGTGCTGCTAAATGTTCTATTGTAACTAATGTAGAACTTGTAGCCCATGCTAAACTTACATAGTCATCTTTAGCTAGTTCTATATTAAAGTTTAATGCTGCAATAATATTTCCATAAATAGTTGCACTTTTACGAGCTGGAACTGTAAATTTACTGTTAGAACCTGCAACATCTGAACCATTCTTTTGAAACCATATATCTATTTCATGTTGAGCATTATCAGTATTAACTAATTGAATACTAAATTGCACATTGTAAAGACCAGAATAGTCTACTTTTATTTTGTATCCATCTACAATACTTGTGCCTAAAGCGTAGTCTGTAGTATCAAGACTAATGTTTGCTGTAGCTGTTATAGTGGCTATACTTTGGTCAGTCGTATCTTGAAATGAACCGTATGGAAAATATGTACTAGCTGACGTTTGTGTTTTAGGTTCTAGCCCAATATAAGAGTTATAACCTATACGTTCATCATAAATAGTGGTAGATGAAGCACCTGAAGCTGCTAATGTAATATCACCTGTGTTGTTAGACTTACCTTCTACAAGGTTGTTTACAATTTCAGCTACACTTCTAGCATCACCACCTGTCCAAGGTAGTTTACGGTACATATCACTACGTGCCATTATCTAGTTCCTTGTTCAGAGTATTCTATATCCATGCCAATTGCAGATGACCAGTT